TTCTCACGTCGTCCGATACGGAGTCGGCTACCTTGTACCAAATTTTATCTGGCAATAACGTCCACCGTCCATCTCCCGGAACAATCGCGCCTTGGTCAATAATAAACTGACACCCTGCCGATTTACCCGCGTTGTTTAACAACGCGCGCGTAGCGGCGTTAACCATGCGCTGCGGCATCTTTACCTGCTCGCCTATGCCTACCCCTGCCCAGTGCCCGGGCCGGCGTTGCCACGGCACTGCATGGTACGGGAACTCACCCGAATCCAAGGGGTTAAAAGACGCTCGAATAACTGAGTCGTTAACCAAAGTCACGATAACGTAGACTTCTTCGTGGCCAATGTTTTTGGTGGACCCTTGCTGACAGCTTTCCATTTCGCTGCGTTTTAACGAGCCGTAGTAGTACCAGACTTCAAACCGATGGCGGTCTGCCTTTTCGTCTGGCCTGCCGGGGTTGACAACGTATATTTTGTTAGGGCCTTCTTTAATGACCTTGTCAATTTGTGCCCCAATGTATCCGTCTAAATTTTTTAGCTTGCGTAGTTGACGCGCAGAAAGGTAGTCACGCTCAAAAATAAAGTCCCCGTCTTGGACGTTTTCACCACAAGCCGGATCAGGATAGATGTTCCATGAGTCAACCCATTTAGACGCAGGAAAAATACGTTCCGAAATCTGAAGCATGTTTTTGCTAAGCGACATGCCTTTAGAGATTTTAGGAAACGGCGCTTTAAGAACACCTACGCCTATGCGCGCAGAATCAAAAATGACTTTTCGCATTTCAGCGGGGTACTGGCACTCCACCATCCAATCGTAGATGCGTTTCTCCGCCGCTTTAGCTTTTACTTGCGCTAGCTGCAGTTTTTCTTCCGCCAAATCTTTAACCGTTAAAGGCGCGCCGTCCTTTTTCTCAAGCGGCACGCCTTTGTGCACTACTTGAGATACGTCTTTTCGGCCTCGGACCAAGTCAGGTATGGGCGTAGGGGATAAGCTGAACGCTTTGTCATCGATAGGCAGCAACATTTCACCCAACTTAGCGGAGCCCGCGTCCACGTAGCGCGATGTCATGCGCACAAACGCAGTAGACTTGACTTCCTCCCCCATGTCTCTACGGGAAGTTGTGATGGGTCCGTCCATGCTTGTTGGTTTCATCCACCTAGCTGCAGCAAAGTCACCCCTGTTGGCGTCATCAATGCCTAGATAGGCTTCCTCCGCCTCGGTCCACGTATCCTCTACGCCTGATTGGCGTCTGAACGCTTTAGCCTCATCACGCCGCGTAGCAATAGCTAGCCCGACGGCGTCTAGCGTATCCGCATTGCTTTGCGTGTGTGCGTCTAGTAACGCTTGGACTTCTTCAGGTAGGTCCATTAGACAGGTACCTCTTCCCATTGAAACGATGCCGCGAGCGAAGCTGCGCCGGAGGCTGTGGAGGTGTAGATGGCCGCGTAAGCACCGGGCGGCAGAATGAGCGAACCGCCCATGTCAAAGACAGTCATGTTCTGCGGCGTTGTGGTAATTGCGCCGGTCAACCCCGCGCCAAACACCGTGTGCAAAACAGGCGTCCCGACAAGCGTTGCCGATAGCGCGCATTTGCCGCCCGCCGTAGCGCCCGTGCCAATGTTGCTTGACGCGCCGGGGCTGGCCGCAGCGACAGCCGTTACGACACCCGCGGCTGCGTACCCCACCATTAAACCGACAGTGGCTGCAGCCGGAAACGCTACCAAGAACGAGTAGCCCACATTGCCCACCACTAAGTTAACGCCCGTGCCTGCAGGGTTGTACAGACACAGCCCGGTGTACGTAGCTGCAAGAGCCACAGTAGTAATTGAAGGCACAGCGCCGTTAGAGCCAAAGAATGTGGCTTTGCGGTACGTTGCCTCATAGGCGGCGGCGTGGAGATTTGTGTTGTAGATAGGCGCGGGCATATGATTTATCCTAGTGCGCCCATAGACGCGTCAAAAGTTGAAAAAGTCGGCAACCGTTGAGGCGGCGGCCGATCCCCGGCATTGCGTATCTTATCAACAATTAGCCCCAGCCCCCTAAAAGCGTCCGCTCCGTGGCTATATTCGTCATGCACCGGTGATGCAGGCTCCCCCGTAGACACTGGAATAGACCGACGGTACCTTTTCAGGCACTCTATCAGTCTAGCGCATTTTTTCTCGTCCATGTAGACTCTCGGAAACATACTCCGCGCGGCGCGGATGCCAACTTCTACGTCATTTCGCGGCATAACCTCAACTTTACGACCAAACGAGCGCACTACTTGCGCGTCTGTTTTGCCCGTTTGGCCACGCGTTTGGCCGCCATCATGCGGCAGATAATCGGTGCCCCAAACGTAGCGTTTCTTTTGCAATTCCGCTACCCATTCTGGGATAGACTGAAAACTACCCTCCATATATTCTAGCAAGCGTACCTCAGAGTGCAGGCGTTGGACCAAAATAATGGAGTTGGCATCGTTCCAACCTAAATCCCAAACTGTGTGTACCGGTAGCCCGGGATCATACGGAACAGGGCGAATACGCCCATCTTCCATCATCTCAATCACTTCACGGGAATAGATAGCGCCGGCAATCACGCTCATGCACTCCCCTTCCCATATGTTTTGGTAGTCTATGGGGTTGGTGCGTTGACTATGCAGGCGTTCTGCCTCTAGAACTTCGGGGAACCACCGGTTATCGTGGTAGTTCATTTTTTGAACTTCTGCGCCCGGTGGCGGGCTAACCACAAACCTGAGCCATGTATCGTCAGTGTCAAGCGCGGGGTTAAAACTTACCCATATCTCACTGTTTTCCACACGAATGGTAGGCGTCAAAATATCCCACGACCGTTTAGAAACCGTTTGGGCTTCCTCAACCCACGCAATCTGGACTCCTTCGTAACTTTTTATGGACTCCGCCGTGTGGCCAGCTAGCCCAGCAAAAATAAACTCAGTGCCGTTACGGCCACGAATCTCGGATTCCAAAACATTGTAGAAGCCGCCCAAACCCATTTTTTGGATCTGATCGGACAGCAGTCTGTGGACAGAATCTTTAATGGAGCGCTGGAATTCTCTGGCGCACAAGATGCGCAGCGGCTTGGATGCGCCCAAAACCACCAACGCTCGAGCAAATGACCAGCTTTTCCCTGACCCGCGCCCGCCGTAGGCTACCTTATACCTATGCGGCGCTAATAGAAACCCTAGTTTTTGTGGTAGCTCGAGAACAAGCTCGGTCATACAAGCTTTATGAGAAGTGAGAGAGACTCGCCTTTTTGCACGTTGTCACGTTCAAACATGCCCAGATGTTTCATCAGATCATTGCGCGCGGCAGTTTTAGACGCCCACTTGTACCGCGTAGTACCGTCTTCGTCAACGTCAACAGAAGCTAGCGCCAAACGTGTATCCGCATCAAGCTCATGCAACGATTTGGTTGTGCCGTCCGCGTGGTACAGAGACGCCGGGTCAAACGTCATCTCTCGGTAGATATTGGCCGCGGCCAAGTCTACAGTTAGCGCGTATTTTTTTGCCACTCTATCCGCAATAACGGCAATTTCCTGTTGGACTTTTATCTCACGTAGCAAGGCGCTGCCCGACTGGGCATTTTTATACCCCACAGCTTTAGCCGCAGCCGCGGCGTTACCGCCATTGGCCACATACTCAGACGCAAAGCGCGTTTGTCGTGTCATTGCAACTCCATTTTCACCCATGTTTTGTAGGCGAGTCTATACACGCCATAACGTCCGCAAGCATAAAACTCTTCGTCTATCAGATACACACAATCGCAATCGGGAATGGGGTCTATGTCAATAAGCCCCATTTTTTCTCTGATGACTTCCATCAGAGTTAGCATCAATACTTTGCTTTAAACCCGGCATCAAATTGCCCTTGGGCGGACGAACCCATAGGGTTCTCCTTAACCATCATCATAACTGCTTTTAGCGCGGCCCCTAGATCAGTAAAACTTTCGCCGGCCGGTTCGCCAGCTTCCATTTTCATGTCACCCATAGCCACCTCAAACGTGCCGTCGGTGTGAACCATGATTTCAATCACGTAACCGCCGGCTTCCTCGGCTGGCATTTCTTCGGCTGGCATTGCTTCGGCTGGCATCGCTTCGGCAGCGGGGGTCACAGGCATAGTGGCCATTGGTTACTCCTAAAAATTTAATCCTATATCATATTCTTTGCTGTGTCAAGT